CTCGAAAATTGCTCGGAAGCTCTCGAACTTGGCTCCAAGTCCGATAGCCGTCTCAGTTGGAAACTCAGTTCTGAGCGAGAGAAACGAGCTAATAAGGCAGTTAAGGAGTCCGTTTGCGCTGCTAGTCCAGACTGCCCCGGACATAAGTGTCTCATCAACGCTCGTGACAACTCTGCTAAATCGACTGACGTTAGGTCCACGGGCGAGGGCATCGTAGAGGAGGAGGAGTTCGCTGCTGTCGCTTGCGCCGCCGAGGATGTGTTCGACAGCGAATCGAAGTACGCGCGCGTAGGTGTGTCGATGGGTGGACTCGAAGGCCGTAAAGTCTGTAAGGTTGACGGGATCCGTTCCAAAGATGCTGCGTAAGCGCGCTGGGCGTTCGCAAACCGGGATTGTCTTCGCAAATTTTGGCGAGTCGAAGATAATGGCATCAATGGCCTTGAAGATTGGTCCAAGGAAAAATCTCGTCCAGGGAGCGTATGCGTTGATGCTCCTAGGCGCCTTAAACTTGTCGTATGACTCACATTTGATAAAAGATCCGTTTCCACAGGACTTGGTGGTGACGACAACAAGGGAACCAAAGGTTCGGCGTTTGTCTCGATAGTCGTCAAGGACGGATTGGGGTTGGGAATTTCCAATGGCCCACTCGGCGAAGCTTCTATTGGTCGTGCAGTCGAACGGCTTGTATTCGAGCCGGATGACAGCTCGGGCAAATTGTTCAAATTCAATGGCAAAAACGGGATCGATGGGGGGGAGGGCGGAACCGAATCTGTGGACGGCGCTGTAGAATTGGTTGGCAACACAATGACGGTCGGGCCAATAGCGTAGTGGAACGCCTCCGGAGAATGTCGGAATGCCAGACCATAGAAAAGCAACAGGCTTGCGTTGGTCAACCACGGCGGCACTGCGATTGAGCGCACGGCCGGATAACAGCTTAATGTGCAGACTAGGGTCAGGCTGGTTGCAGACGAAATCAGATTCATCCATCCTATAACCCCAGACGAAAAGTCGTGATTGGCCCTCCCCTCCGCATTTTTTGACGAACATGCCGAGTACAAGCACAATAAAGTCGCCAGCAAAGACGAGCCATCTGTTTCTGAAGAGAAAACATTAGCCGGCACGTCCATGGCGCGACTCGCACGTTGCGTATGCTCCATCGCTACTTTCGCGTACTGAACGATGCTGGTAGCACGGAGAATCTCGGTGACTACGTTCAGGTTGACGCGATTTTGCACGTCTTGAATGACGTCAGAATGAAACA